TGTAGGATTATCTTCTAATACGCCGAAGTCTCGTTCTGGATTTGTTCTAAATAGAAAGCTTGTATATAGACTAATAAGACTTCTACACTGATTATCCAAGGGTGTATTGTTTAGTCTTACTGCGTACTGTGTATCGCTTTCCAGCGCATAGCGTTGTAAGTAAGCACCTTCTCTATAGGCTTGACCACCTGTAAAGCTGTCGAGTAAGAACTTCCATCTTAGTTGATTACGGCTGTAGGTTGTATTACCTGCTGTTGCCTGTAGATAGGCATTCTGAAATGTTTGTAACTCTGCCATATTTTAGGCTCCAATATTAGTAATGTATTTATGCCAGTTGATGACCGAATCTTTGCGGGGCAACGGGCTGTACTTCTTTGTTGATAGGGAATAAGAATTGTATTGCGTAGGTCAGTGCGTCGAACATATGATCGAAGCCGCTGTCTTTATCCGGTATCTGACTATCTTCTTTGTAGCAGAACTGTTGTAGGCTTTTGATAGTATGCTTACACTTAGGATCTAGATAGAACCTAGTTGATTTATCATCTCTAAGAAAGAATAGACTATTTGCGGAATTTATTCTATCTTTGACCTGCGGATGTTGTCTATGATATCTTACTGTAAAGCCTGCGTTCTCTAGTAGCTTGATATCTGTGTTGCCGTTAGCACTTGTTTTGCGTTGTACTCCTGCTGGGTCGGGATATATTGTTATAGGGTTCTTAGGATATCTATTTCGTATTTCTTCGATTAGCTCATTAGTATTACTACTATATAGCACGATTTCGTCGATTTGATGTAGCCCGAGTTTAGTTCTACGCATCACGGTACAGCTCATTGGTGAGACATTAAAGTCAGTGCCCAGTATTAGTTGTTCGTGATCTTGAACTGCGTCTGCTTGTTTAATGTTATGTGTGCCGAATGCGTAGGCTATGATACCTGAGAAGTTCTCGAATGTTGCTAAGAACTCTTGTCTAAATGTTCTTGCGTCCATATCTTCTCTAGCTTGCTCTACTTCGTCCTCGGGTACATTACCTCCGTCTAGAGTTGTAAATTGAAAGCTCATCCAGTTCTTTTTACTTGTATGATTATCGTATAGATCTTTAGCCCAGTTTTGTCCTTTAGGTGTGCCTAGAAATAGTGCGTGTCCTTGAGTATCCGCCAATGTCGGTCTTAGCACTTCGTACCAAGCTTCGCTGTCTATGTCTGCGAACTCATCCATTACGATAAAGTTTAATCCTACTCCTCGTAGGCTGTCATAGTTATCTGCTCCTCTAAGACTTATCTCCGATCCGTTGATTAGTTCTAGAGTTAGATCGCTTTCATTTACTTTGCTTACCCAGTTTAATCCTAGGAGTTTTTTCTTTAGTTTCTTCCATACGATTTGTTTAGCCATTCGATATGTAGGTGCGATGTACCACACTCGTTGATCCGGTAGTCTTGCGTATTTTGCCAGTTCTCTGATTGCTAGGTGTGTCTTGCCAAATCTCCTTCCACAGACTGCTACTCTAAATCGAAAGGGTGCGTCTGCGATCATTTGCTGTGCTTTACTCAGTGCCATCTATATCTTCTAGTAGCTTTGCTGTGTCTTCGTCGTCTTCGCTCCACGGTAACACGCCTTTTGTTGATCCCTGCGGGCTTTCTTGTTGTCCTAGGATGTTCTTACCCAACCATATCAGCATAGTTGCGTTGCCGCCTAGGGCTAGTTTGAGTTGTGCTCGTCTTAGTCCTTGTTTAGTTTCACTACGCCCTTTTGCCACGATTTCGCTAAAGTTATACTTTAATGTGTTTGCCGGTACTCCGAAGAAGTCGCTCATCTCTTCCCAACTGCACCATAGTTTTGCTAGTTTCTCTATGTCTTCTGGATCTATTACCGTTTTGTTTTCTCCGCGACCTACTATGAGACCTTCTTTGGTCATAGTTCCCAGTTTAGGTTCTACTCTACTGTGATATTCAACTGCCATTATCGGGCTCCAAGTTAAAGAAGTTTTCTAGCTTACTGTTATCTTCTTCCAAGAGCAAGTTGATGCTATCTACTTCTATTCGGCCTGCGTGTTCGGTGGCCGTTTTGCCGTCTCCTTTGACGAATACTAATGCTTTTTCGTGATGCTCTATTACTTCGCCTTTTAAGAATACCAATGCGTTTTGATGATGCTTGCCTACTTTTCTAGTTGCTTTGAAAGGTCTTTCTGCTCTCACTGATAATGTACCGTTGGGTGTTATTACGATTAGTTCGTTGTATAGTTCTAGACCTGCGGCTTTCATTATTCGAATAGTTTCTCCGATTAGATTATAATAGTTACCGTTCTTATCTCTAGCTTCGCCTATTACTATTACTGCGAATCTATTGTCTTTGAGTTTTTCTACTGCCTTAGTTAGAATAGTTTCATAGACTGTTAGAAAGTCTTGTATATTCATATTACTGATATCTTTGGGATCGTTGCTATATACTTCTAGATCTGCGTAGGGCGGGCAGGTAAAGAGTAGGTCGTAGGCTTGTTTTTCTATGTCGTCTAGAACTTCACTGCTATCGCCTGTGTGCCATATAGGATCTGATTTGTGATTATAGCCTTTCAGTGGATAGCCCAGTTGTTTAGTTGCTTCCCATTGTTTTTGATTAGCTGTGATCTGTTCTGTTCTAAGATCTATGCCGGTATAACTGCGTCCTGTCATTGATGCTACTATGCCCCTTACGCTGCCTCCTGCGAAAGGGTCTAAGATATGATGTCCTTGATTACTGAACCAAGTGTATAGCACTTCGGTTAGAAAGGGATCGAATATACTAGTACCTTTACCTTCGATACTGCCGAATCCTTCTGTGGGATATGCCAGTCCATCTTCTCGACCTTCTTCGCTGTTGATGCCCAGTGCGATCCAACTTCTTTTTCTGTTTAGCCAACTACCCTGTCTAGCATCTAGGATTGTAAAGGGATTTATTAGATATCGTTCTGATAGTGTTTGCCAACTTTCTTCTGCTTTATCTTTATCACTTTTGATTTCTTTACGCTGTGATTCGTTGAATCCTGTTAGGTCTAGGTCATAGTCTTCTAGGTCTGCGAACTCTTCTAGCAATAGGTCTATGTCCCAATCTGCGGCTTCGTTACTCTTATTATCCATGATGCGATATGCTTTAATTTGATTTTCTGTTAAATCTTCTGCTATCAGCACTGGTACTTGTAGATAGTTTAGTTCTCTAGCGGCTTGATATCTAGTATGTCCCACTACGATGGTCATATCTTTATCCACGACGATAGGCTGCTTAAAGCCGAACTCTTTGATACTTGTTATCACAGTTGCCACGGCTTTTTTGTTCTTACGGGGATTCTTTGCGTAGGGCTTGATTAGATCCACGCTGATTTGTTCTATTTTCATTCTATGATTACCTTAATAACTTTGTATATTGCTAGGCCGAGACCTATGAACATTGCTCCACCTAATATGCCATTGATCATTAGGAAGAATCGTATTTGCTGTTCTAGAAGTTTGATTTCTAGTTCTGATTGTTCTGTTAGTTTCATATTTACTCCTTTATATTATTTTCTTGACTGTGAAATCTTCTGTGAAGAAGTCTCGATTTAATTTTGCTGCCAGATTATCTGCTGGTGCTTGATTGGGATAAGTTGTTCTTATATACTTCTTTAACTCTCCCCGTTCGCTCCAGTATTTTGTTTTTAAGTTGAAAGGTAGATCCTTGTATAGCACAGCATATAGTCCTTGAGCATCTAATACTTCTATACTATTGAAGTCATCGAGATGTCGAGATACTAATATTGTTGCACTGGGTCTTGCCATCAAGGTACTCGCTTTAGTATGCTGTCTATACCGGGTAGTGCTAGGTTAGCGTTAAGCCAGTTAGCTTCTTCGAAATACACTGAGTAATAACTGAACTGAAAGTCGAATCTCATATCTTTGGCGAATCTCTTACATACTTCTTTTAGTTCTGACTCTTGTTCTTCGTCCATAGCCGCGAATGCGTAATCGGCTATTCTTGTTTCTACTATGTTATTCATATAATCTACTCCTATTATTCTTTTTTAATTCGAAGTGTTCTGGGTTTAGGCAACCTTGATTACCGCACTTCAGTGTAACTCTGTACGGTGTGACATCTTCTTTATTCATTGACATCCATAATATTCTACGGGCCTGTGTCATCTGTTGATGTCCATCTTTATACACTCCCAATAACGCACCACTGGGACTCATTGATCCCTGCCAGTTATGACAGCCGTTATAGTCAGGTGTCTTGTCAATCTTAGCGTGTAATCTATCTTCATTCCAACCCCACGGACCTTGTTCGCGATAGTCGAGTTGTGTCTTATACCATAATTTAGGTCTGCCCATTATAGTTGCTCCTCTAATAATCTCAGCAGGCTAGGGTTAGCTTTAAGTAGATGTACCAGGCCACTTGCCATTGTATCTACCTGCTGTTCTGTTAGACATTGATTTAGTGTCATTTCTATTAGATGTATTAGTTCGTGTATCAGTGTCTGTAGCATAACGCTGTTAGGTAATGAGGGATCCAAGATGATTGTATTTGTCTGTGGATCGCATAGCCCTAGGCAGTCCGTGAGTTCTTTATGTGTTGCTTCTCTTATATGCCAGATCTGACTCATAAATTCTATCTCTTCGGGTATCTT